GAGGAACGAGTTGTCGATCCACCCGCCGAGCTGACCGGACCAAGCGAAGTTGAAGGAGTTCGGCTGCGGGCCTCCGTAGATGCCGTCACAGGTGTTGTAGCCGTAACTCGACCACGTAGAGCCGCTGTCGTAGACCGTGAGCGAGCGTTCGGGGTCGCCACCGCGCCGGATGCTGAAGCTGCTGGGGCTTTGAGGGTTGGCTTGGAGAAGCTCGGTGCCGACAGCGCCCGTGTTGTCGTGAAAAAACAGACTGCAATGGATGGAAGTGGTGCGGATATAGATCGCACCAGCATTAAAAGAGGCATAACCCGCCGCGTTGAAATTGCCGCCCACGTTGACGTGAGTCAGGTTCGCCGTGGCGTACTGCGTGAACGTACCGGACGAGGTCAGGTTGCCGCAGTTGACCGTGGTCAGGTTGGCCGTGCCGTACGACGTGATATTGGTGATCGTCGCATTGTCGGACGAGAACGTGCTGAGATAGCCGACCGTAGACCACACGTTGCCAGCCGACATCTGCCCACCGACCGCGAGCGCGTGTGTGACGCTGGTATTGCCGTTCGCGCGGTTGATCGAGAATGGCGATCCGAGATAGCCGCCATCATTGCCGTAGCGGTGCAGTTCGAAATTGCCGGTAGTCGGATCAGCGCCACGCACCAGCCACTGCTGCACGTTGTTGTAGGAGAAATTGACATCGCCGTAGGTACCGGCGGCGGCCTTCACCGTCATCGTCGGCAGATAGAGTGCGCCGGTCAGCGTGCCGCCGGTGAGCGGCAGATAGCCCGGGCCGCCGCCGCCGAACACCGCGTCGACATAGCCCTTGGTGGCGATGTCCATCGGGTCGACCGGGTTCTGCGAGAGCGTGCCGCGGCCGGTCTTGCGGTTCAGCAGGATCGGCGTGTCGATCACCGCACCCGCGTCGGTGTAGCGGGTGAACAGCATGTGCGAGCCGTCGTTCGCGCCGGTCTCCGCAGCGGTGTTGCCGAGCACGATCGCCCAGCGGTTCAGGTTGTTGAAGCGGCCTTGGATCACCGCAGGGTTCAGGTCTACGCGGTCGAGGATCAGCGCCGGGATGCTCTTGCTGATCTTGAGGTCGCCCGTCATCGTGTCGCCGGCGACGTCGACGAAGTCCGGCAGACCCTGCACCGACCAGCCGTATCCGTTCCAGATGTAGGTCACGTTGCCGGACGTGAACTCCTGACCGAGCAGCGGGTTGTTGGGGAAGTTCATCGCCATTGATTTCAGGCTCCACTCTTGAGCAGCGCAACTTCCGCTTCGAGCGTCTCGATGCGGGTCACCGCTTCTTGCAACGCCTTGACGGTCACCGCGAGCAGCGTAAACGGATTTGGCGACTGGATGCAGTCCGGCTGATCCTTCACGCCGGTCGCCGCGCTCTGGATCAACGCCTCCTGAAGCTCATGCGCGACAAAGCCCCACTGCGGTTTGTCGTTGCCGGTTATCCACGGCTTCGCTTCTTCGCCGGCTTCCTGCGCCTCGCGCGTGAGACGCTCCACCTCGACCGGCGGCGTGTAGTCTTGAAGCGTGTACGAGATCGGCCGCAGCGTCTTTATCGTGTCCCACATGCTGGCGAGCGGAGCGACGTCTTTTTTGGTGCGGTAGTCGCTGTAATAAAAATTGCCTTGGAACGTGGCGTCGATATAGATGCCGGCATTGGCGCCATCGAAGTCGAAGGTGACGCAGTTGTCCTTGTAGCCAGCGTACATTCCACTTTTGCAGCGCATTCCAAAAGCGGCGAACTGATGATTGTTGCTGGTAAAAGTACCGTTGACGGTGCAGGCGTTAAACGTTCCGGTGCCGTTGACCGTCGCATTGTACGTCGTCACGGTCCCGTTCGGGCAATAGCAGTTGTCGCAGACAACCGAGCCACCCGGCATGTTGTAGTTGGAGCCATCCCAGTAGATGTAGCGCGCCCCGGAATTGCCGAGGTACATGATGCCGAGACCGGGATTGCCGGCGTAGCCGTAGTTCCAGATCCCTCCTGCGACACAGCTGAGCTGGCCACCTTGTATCAACCCGGGCGTGGAGATCGTGCCAGTCGCGGACAGATTACCGTTGAACACACCGCCGCCGCCGGCGTGGTGATAGTTGGCACCGTCATAGTGGAAGTAGGCAGCGCCCGTGTTGTTCATGTAGATCAGGCTCATGCCGACATTGCCGCCCCAGCCGTAGACCTGCATTTGAGCAGTGGCGGTAATGTACGGAGAGGTCACACTGCCGGCGTTGAACGCACCGGTTACAGTCAACGCACCGCTGATCGTCCCGCCAGTGAGCGGCAGCCGGGCAGCATCGCCCGCATCCATCTGGCCTTTGGTCGGCACATGCGTGGCAGCGGTCGCGTCCGCCGTGACGATGTTGCCGGTGTCCTTGAGGATGATACCGGGAAGTCCATCCTTCGCGCGGATGATCAGATCGCCTGCGACCTTCTGGATGGTCGACGCAGCGCCCGTGCTGGAGTTGAGCTTGATGAACGGCGAGTTCGCCTGCGCCGTCGTGCCCACGACCAGATCGCTGGCCATTCCCTTTATCGTCATCAAGCCGGTTGCGCGGTTGATGATGAGCGGGTAGCCGCCGCCAACCTCGGCACCGGCGTCGGTGTAGTTGACGAGAGTAAAATTGGAGCCGGCATTCGCGCCCGTCTCTGCGCCGATGTCGCCGAACAGCATTTTCCAGCGCAGGAGACCGCTGGCCAGCCCGTCGAGCGAATTGTAGCCGCCGCCCCCCGCCGTCTTGTTCAACTGAAAAGTCGGGTGCGTCCCGCTGATCACCAACGTGCCGGTCAGCGTGCCGCCGGTGAGGGGAAGATAGCTGCCGCTGCCGCCGCCCGAAGCGACAGTGTCGACGTATTGCTTGGTGGCGATACCGAGCGGCGCGATCGGATCACCGGCAACAGTTCCAAGAGCGGTCACACGGTCGATGACCAGCGCATGAGCAACTGTCTGTGTATCGTCATAGCGTGTGATGTAGAGATCAGAAGTCGCAGTGCTGCCTAATTGAATGAGCCATTTATTCACGCCGCTCTTTTGGCCATAGATCAATCCGCCAGTATTGCTGTCACTGCTGTCGAGCGTAAGGACGGGAACGGCTTTTGCAATCTTCAGATCGCCGGTCATCGTGTCGCCAATCTTCGACACTTTGCCAGCCAGCCCGATGTTCACCGCACCGATCTGCCCGTCGACGTAGCTCTTGTTCGCGGCCTCTTCCGGCAAGATCGGAGCGATTGCCGGCAGATAGAGTGCACCGGTCATGGTGTCGCCGGCCTTGGCGACCTTCTCGGTGTCCAGCTCGACGATCGCCGCCTGCACGTTGGTGGCGACGATATTGCCGGCCGGCGTGAACGTTATGCCGTCGGCCGAGCCGCTGCCGGCCAGACTGTCGACATAGGCCTTGGTCGCCGCCTCCAGCGGATCGACCGGCATGCCGATCAAGAACAGCGGGCCGGTCATCGTGTCGCCGGCCTTCGAGACCTTGCCGTTGAGCTGCGCGACATTGGCGAGGTCGCCATCGTCGACATACTGCTTGGTCGCCGCGTGGGTGGCGTTTATCGGGTCGCCGGACAGCACCAGCAGCCCGGTCATCGCATCGCCGGCCTTGGCCACCTTCTCGGCGTCCAGCTCCAGCAAGGCTTCCTGCACGTCGTCGGCCGACAGGCTGCCGCCCGGCGTGAAGTCGATCCCCGATGCCGGCGGCGAGACGTCTTCCGGCAGCCCGCCGCTCGACGAGATCTGCACCCACTGCGACGAGGTGCCGTCGTCGTACCAGAGCCACAGCACGCCGCTGTCGCTCTCCCACCAGAGCTGGTTCGGCTCCGGCACCGGCGGCGCGTCGCCGACGACGATCTGCGGCACCGACAGCAGGCGGCGCTCGTCGGGGTGGACCTCCGGCGGGACGCCGACCCACAGCCGCACCGGATCCGACATCTCGACCGACAGCTCTCCGGGGGAGAGCCCGACGGGCGGGTTGTCCGGTGTCGCCGTGCGCCTGATCTGGACTTTTTGCGGACCGAGAGCCATCAGCTTGGCTTACCGTTGCCGTTGCCGTTCTTGTGTGCCTGCGCGGCGATCAACGAAACGAACGCATCGGTGAGGATGTCGAGCTGGAGCTTGATCTTGGAAAAGCTTTCCGGCGAGAACTCTTTCGGGATCGTGTGCATCGACCGCCGCACCTGTATCGCGATGTTGAGCGCCGCGACCACGCCGTCGTCAAGCCGCTTGTTGGCGCGCAGCGCCTCCAGCATATCCGGTGACGGTGGCGGCTCGAACGGAACGTGCACGTACACGTCCGGCAGCCCGCCGGCTGCGCGCCACTCTTCGTATTCGATCCGATCGACATTGCCGAGATCGTTCGGGATGAACGCATTGTCCGCGGTGCGGACAACAACGTCGTTTGCGGTGAGCCTGTAATCCGCCATCATAACCTCGCGCTAAACACCAGACTGTCGGACAGCAAAGCACCGACGTCGCCATATGTCGGCACTGCCGATGTCGCCGCGTGGGACAACGACACCCGCGCTCCGTTGAGTCCGAGATTGGAATTGACGATCACGAGCGAGGCATTGGTCCCGCTCGCATTGCCGATGTTCGTTTGCTCGATGTAGTAGTCTCCAGTCGGCAGTATCGACAACGTCGGCAGTGCGCGCTTGGTCACGTAGCGCCCGTTAACCTGAATAGCAGTCTGGGAACTGAACGCGCCGACCCAACCGGCACCGCCGACCTCGTACAGCCGCTTCACCAACGGCAGCTCCGTATCGACCGAGCGCGCCGCGATGATCTGCGTGGTGGAAGGCGGCGCGTAGATGCCCGGCAGCACCATGATGTTCGCCAGCCAGACGCTGTTGTTGGCCGCCGAGAAGGCGTTCCCGGTCGCCGCGTCCGACGCGATGAAATTGCCGGCCAGCCACGCATTCGCAGTCGGCGTTCGGAATTGCGTGCCGCAAGTAAACGGGAACAGGATATTAAGACCTGCGCCGGTGTCCTTGTTCCACGTCCCCGCCGTATCGCCGGGGATCGTGATCACCTTGTACTCCAGCGTCAGCGCCGCATTGATGGTGTAGTTCGCGATATACGATCGCGTCGCATCGCCGTTGCGGATCGACACGCTGTACGTGCCCGGCATGTTCGCCATGACCCAGAACGCAATGGTGAACGGCCGCGCCTGCGCCGTGCCCAGCATCAGGCGCGCCACCCGCGAGCCCTCGATCACGGTATAGACGTGGTTGATGTCGCCGGCAGCCACCGCAACAGTGTTGCTGGCCGTCAGCAGCAGGAAGTTTTTGAGGTTGGCCTGACCGATCGCACCGGCGCCCTGTGATGCGGAGATCGTCCACCCGGTGCCGCACCCGGCGCGGAACACGTCGCAGACATTCACGCCGGCCGGCGTCAGCGCCACACTCGCCGCGCCGCGCTCCTGTGACACTTCGAAGGCGCCGTTGAGCTGCATGCCGCTGTTCGCCGCGGCATCAGCCACGCTGGCGTCGACATACTGCTTCGTCGCAATGCCGAGGGGAGCCGTTGGATTGCCGAACACGATGCCCAGCCCGGTCTGGCGACTGATTTCGAGCACGGCGCCAAGATTGCCGCCGGCGTTGTCCATACGGCGGATGCGGAAATTCGAGCCGATCAGCGGAACGCCGGTTTCGCTGTCCCACCCAAGCTCAAGCATCCAGCGCAGGCCACCCTGCGAGCGCGACTCGATGGTAGCGCCTTGTCCAAGGTCGCTGCGGTCGAGCACAACTTTCGGCCCGGCCTTCACGATCGACAGGTTGCCGGTCATCGTGTCGCCGGCCTTGGCTACCTTCTCGGCGTCGACTTCCGAGATGGCCGCCTGCACGTCGGTCGCCGCTATGCCGCCTGTCGGCGTGAACGTGACGTTGAGCGCGTCGGAAGCACCGCCGCCACCAGTTCCGATCGCGAGCCATGTGGCGTTGCTGCGTCCATAGGTCTGCCCGTCCGTCGGCGCTTCGGTGATGCCGCCGACGCGCGCGTCGACGTATTGCTTGGTCGCCGCGTGCAGCGCGTTGGTCGGATCGCCGGGCAGGAACAGGAAGCCGGTCATCGCGTCGCCGGCCTTGGCCACCTTCTCGGTGTCCAGCTCCATCAACGCTTCTTGAACATCATCCGCTTGCAGGTTGCCGCCGGGCGTGAACGTGATGCCGCCCGCCGCGCCCGGCCCGCCGGTGCCGGGGATCTCGCCGACCAGCCCGCCGCTCGACGAGACCTGCACCCACTGTGAAGTGTCGCCGTCGAAATACCAGAGCCAGAGAATACCGGTGTCGCTCTCCCACCAGAGCTGATTGTATTCCGGCACGGGTGGCGCATCGCCAGTGACGATCTGCGGCACCGACAGCATGCGACGCTGATCGGGATGAATCTCGGGCGGAACGCCGACCCAGAGCCGGATCGGATCGGCCATCTCGACCGACAGCTCGCCCGGCGCGAGACCGACCGGCGGATTGTTCGGCGTCGCCGTGCGGCGGACCTGAACCTTTTGCGGGCCGAGAGCCATCAATAACTCCCACAATCAATCGAGACGACATGCAGCGGATCTGCCTGCGTGCCGGCGCCGACGATCGACACCTGATCGAACCAGAGACGATTGGCCTCGACCCAGACGTTGAACGCCGCGCACAGATTGTTCAGCTTGGTGCAGTCCCACACGCCGTTTGCATCGAAGCACTCGGCGAGCGCGAGCAGCTCCGACACGATCGCGTTGATGTGCTTGGCCTCGATGCGCGCGTCGCAGGTCGTCGGCAGCGCGGTGATCTCGCACGACGCCACGAACGTCGCGGGCGGAACGTAGGCGTTGTGCACGTCCGGCGGATTGGTTGGGTTGCCTGCGATGTCGCGAACGACGACGCCGCCACCGGTCGTGATCTCCGGGAAAATACTGGGCATCAGCAGCACCTCTTGATATTCGCGGGGCAGTGCATCAGCGAGCGCACGATGCACTCGGCTGACAGCACGGCGGGCCAGACCCTGTCAGGCAAGCCCGCCGGCTTGTCACAGCCGCGGTCCCAATAGGCCGGGACGCGCGGCGGCGGCATGTTGGTTTCGCAGATGTCGCCAGACCCGACTCCTTCCAGCCAGTCCTGAAAATAGCACAGCTCGTAGGACGGCAGCGTGTTGCAGCCGTACGGGTCGCACGGGTCGGTCGACGGCGGCAGCGGCGGATCCGGGTAGATCGGCTTCAGCTCCGCGCCGAGCGACGAGATCACCCAGTTGATGCCGCACAGGCTCTTGATCACACCCATGTTGGCCCGGGTGAGTGCAATCGCGACGCCGCGCTTGACCGCCGCCTCCAGCTCGGGCGGGAAGTTCGGCGGACAGAACACCGGACCGCATTCGGTCCAGATCTCGTACGGCGTGATCTCACCCAGCAGCAGCGAGCGGCAGTGCTGGTTGTGGCAGTCCTCCCACTGGAGGCGCGCCAGATGGTTGTCCAGCGTCGTCACCGCTGTCGCAGGATTGCTCTCGCGCAGCGCCGGCCACAGCGCGCCGTGCACGACGTGGCGCAGCTTGAGCACGGTATAGATCGCGTGCAGCACCAGCGACGGGCAGTTCGGGTCTTGGATCAGCGGGCACTCGGACGGATCGTCCGGGTTGCTCTGGAAGTAGCTGATCGCCTGCGCCTTCCAGTAATCCCACAGCGGGCCGGACGGCAGCAGGTTCATGAACGCCACGAACGTGCAGCACAAATCATTGCCGCACATCGGCGGCGGACAGCAGTACGGCCCCTCCGGCACCGCCACAGGAACGCAGCCGTCGGCAGTCAGCTTGGCGATGGGGATCATCGCCATCGGCGGCTGGCCTGACAGCGGCGGATCCGTCGCTCGCCCGGAGGTCAGCACGGCGGCGTCCGCTGGTCAGGCTGGGTGAATGTGACCTCGTTCAGGCACGGGATCACGTCGCACTCAGGCTCCAGATCGCCGCACGGCGTGACCCACACGTCGTCGCGCGGATACGGCGGGATCTGATCTTCGTAGCCGACCACCTCGAAGCGGACGCTGACGTTGAATTCCGGCCCGATCACCGCGGCGACGATCAGCTCGATCTGCCTCACGCGCAGCGGCATCGACGGGCAGATGCGACCGAACAGCTCGTGGATGTAGGTCTCGATCGTCTGCTTCTGCGCCGCGGTCGGACAGCCGGCGATGTCGATGATCACGTTCACCATCAGCGGCTTCGGCACGTAGACCTTGCCGCACACGCCGATCTCGACCTGCCCCTCGCCATAGCCTTGGTGCTCGCCGAACATCCAGTCGGTGAGATCGTCGGCAACGTTCTGCGGCGGGATCCCGCACGGGAAAATGCCGTCGAAGAAGACGTAGAATTCCATCTTGTTCCCGCAATTGTCGCAGCCGCAGGCGGCGCAGTCGGTGCACTGCGGCGTGCAGCGGCAGCATGAACCTTCGCGCGTGCACACCCGCGTGGCGCACGGAAACTCCATGAACTTCTGCTTGATCCACGCCATGGTGGCGCGCGGCTGGTAGGCGAGCCGCTCCAGATACCGTTTCCTGAACTCCTCACAGCTCTCCTCGCCGGCGCCGCCGCAAAACTGGCCGCCGCAGATCGTCACCAGAGTGTCGATTCCCGGGGCTGGCGTGACCAGCGTGCCCTCTGTCACCGCACCGGCGGAGTTCATGGTGTCGCCCGGCGTCAGCGCACGTATACGCACCGTAAGCGATCCCTCGGCCGGGATGGTGAGCGGCACGGTGCCGACCGACACGAACGTGCCGATGTCGGTCTGGATCTCGAAGTAGGGCGGCACCGGCGAGCCCGGGATGCCGGTCAGCTTGGCATAGCCCTCGGCATGCGACGGCGGCCGCGGATAGACGCCATGCAGCGCCGCCATCTTGTAAAGGTTCTCGCAGCACGCCGTCTCGGGATTGGTCTCGCGCCACATCTGATCGGCGATCGCGTAGAACTGCTCAGCCGCGGCGTAGTCGTTGGAGACGACGTACCACTCGTTCGATTCAGGAATCACCTTGCCGCCACCGAGCACGGTCGACGAGAACATGTTCTTCAGGTGATCGAACAGTTCCTGCGGATCTGGTCGTGAGATTGTGCAAGTCATGACTGCCCGCGCCAGACCCAAGTCTCGGAGACGAAGCTGCCCGACAGATTGATGCGACTGCGCCCAGTTGTCGTGGTCACGGTGACGATGACCTCGACGCTGTTGGAGCCTTTGTAGGTTGCTTCAACCTCGACAGATTCGGCAATGCCGAGAGCTATCAGTTTCCCCATATCCGTTCGGACGGCGACGCCGATTGCCTTCACGGCGTCGGATGTTCGAACGTACGGCTTCTCTGCTGCATTCCACAGCGTAGATCCGATATACAGGCCATCGTCACGGTAGGACTCGGACCAGTGGCCGTAGACCGCAGCAGGCGTCGGGCAGCGCGCGTCGCTGCGCGCCCGGGTGTTCAGGATGTTCAGGATCAGACCTTGCAGCCACTCGTCGTTCTTGATGGTCCGGTACGGACCTTCACCCGGCAGCCCCTGATCCGGGTGTTCGCCCTCGACGTTCTCGTATTCCAGTCCCGGCAACGAACACTCGATGCCGCACATCGTATAGCTGCCGCACGCATTCGCGCGCGTCGTCCAGAAGATCCGGCGACGGCCGTTGTTCTGCGTGAGGCAGGGATCAAGCAGCATCGCCGAGATCCAATGAGAGTTGCGTCGGCTGACCGCCGCCGCTACCGCTGGATTTCTTGGCCTCCTGCTTGTTGCCCTCGAAACCGGGCGGGTCTTCCCTGCCCTGCACGATCTGTGGCGTCTTGACCAGCTTGTTGACCACCAGCTCGCCGTCGACGATCAGCTTGCTGACGCGAAAGACGCCCTGATCGCCCTTGATCTCGAATTCGCCCTTCTCGCCGACAGCGAATTTGTTCTTGGTGATGTGCGCGAGCTTGTCGGAGAAGTGCAGCGAGAACTCATCGTCGGTCGGATGTTGCACGCCGCCCTCGCCTTCCGGCCAGCGTCGCTGCTTGTCATGCGGCGTCGTCAGCACGGCCACCTTCAGCTGCGTGTCGCTCGATGACGAGAGCAAAAACACTTCCGCGTCGTGATCCTTCTTCAGCTTGAATCCGGCGCCGCCGATGATGAGCACCGTCGCCTCTTCGTCCTGCGTGTCGGTGCCCTTGACCTTGATGGTGGATCCTTGCTCCTCGTATGTCAGCTCGTGCCAAGCATGACGCTCGACACCGTCCTGAACGTCATTCGATCGTGCATTGAAGGGGACGAACGGTACTGTCATGAGGTCTCTCCAAACCACGGTGGCAGGGTTAACGGCGGAGTTTTACGCATCTCTTCTTGTTCTTTTCGCTCTGCGTCGGTCAGCGGCTTGGCGGCCGCCTCGACCAGAGACATGAACGGCGCCTCGCTCAGCATAGGCGGGCCCCATGCGTCGGGATACTGCCCTTCGACGATCGGTATGTTGGCCTGACTGCGTCGTGCCGACCCCATGCCCATGTTGAGTGACGACAGGCCGAAACCGCCGCCCCCGCCCCCGCCGCCCGCGCCGCTCGACGGCGGCGGCGACAGCACGAGCGTGGTCTTCAGCTCCTTCTCGGCGTTGACGTGGTAGGTCAGCTCGGTGCATTCGAACATGTCGAAGATGCCTTCCGGCGGCACCTCGACGTAGTGGCAGTTGCCGATGTCCCACGGCGCGCCCGATGGCGTCTGGACGTGAAACACCTCGATCGTGATCTTCTGGCTCTCGCTGTTGCGTTTGTTCATTTCGAACCGCGCACGCCGCTCCAGCTCCTTGTCGGTCGCATCACCGTAGTGCGGTATGGTTTGCAGGCTCTTGCTCTTGACCTTGCCGTTGCGGATCGTCTTGTAGGTTTTCTCCAGCGCCTTCTTGCCGCGGATGGTCTTTTTGGTGCGCTGGCCTTTTACCTTGACCTCGGACTTGGCCTTGTCCTCCGACTGCTCGGCCGAAAACGTCAGGATATTCTCGCCTAGGATCAGCGCGTCGCCGCCGCCGGATTCCGTTCCGACACCGTCGGTCACCCTGAGTTTGCCGTCGCGCGTCTCGTACATGAAGTAGCAGTTCTCGGTGGCGACCCGTTGCAGCTCGTCGATCACCTTGGCGCCGTCGCGAAAACGAACCTTGTCGAGCTTGATGACCTCGCCCTTCCAGTCGAGCTGGATCTGCCACGGCTCGACCAGCTTCTCGCACACCTCCTTGGTCGTCGGCTGCATCATGTTGGTGGTCGGATGCTGGTGCGAGCTGTCGATCAGGCGCTTGGTCTTGCCGCGAGCAGAGAGTTTGATGGTGTATTCGTTCGGACCGATCGAGACGCTGGAGCTGGCCTTCGATCCCTCCTTGCCCTTGCCGGCTTTCTTGTTGGTCTCGTCGGCGCCCTTCTTGCCCTTCTTGGTGCCGCTGCCTTTTCGGCTGTCGACCGTCCCGCAGAATGCCAACTGGCCTGCGATGTAGACGTTGATCTCGGCACCGCATTTGGCAGCCTGCACCATCGGCCCGGACGGCATCGCGCCGCCGAAGATGCTGACGCTGAGCGAACCGGTCATCTCGTCCTTGGACCGTTGCAGGGTCATTTCGGTCCAAGTGTTGAGGCAGTCGCCACCAATCGTGATGACAACAGGTACCGTCATGTCGGCGCGACACCGGACACAATCATGCCGAAGCGTCCATTAGCATCGACCATGTTGCGCTCCTCAAGCTCACGGTGCCGTTTGGCGTCTTTGTAGATCGTGTAGGATGCGACCAGCGGGTGAACCCCACCGGAAAAATTGACCAGTATCTGCCCGGGCAGCCGGTAGGACAGATCGTACATCATCTTGCTGAATTCGGTGGCGTACTTCGTGATCTCCAGAAACAGCGCGTTGTCACAATCGGCGTAGGCTGCCTTGGCCTCGTCGTTGAGCACCGTCATCACGGTGTCGCGCGCAGCAAGGCAGTCGTCGATGGTGGCGTATTTCCGCCCCATCGCTGCGTCGGCCATGCCGATGGCGGCCTGTATCCGGTGCCGGCTGACAACGGCTTCGTCACTCTCGACCGCCGGGCCGACCGGCAGGTTGGTCTCGTGCACCGCCACGTTGACCAACCGGCGAAAGATGTCGAACTTGGCCTTGGCGTCGACGACGTTGCGATTGATGAGCGCAAAACCCTGCGACATGGCGTCATCGACGATCGGCCCGGACTCTGCCAGCCCGTCATCGTTGACGACCTCCCACATACGGAAGATCGCGCGCCAGTCGTTGGCTGGTGAGCCGGATACGACAACGTGCTCCGACACCTTGGCCACGGCCTCGATCAGGCTCTGCGCCTTGTTGATGACGTCGACCTTCCACGGCTGCGGCACGATCGTTGGCGTGTAGTCCCTCAGAAAGGACGCCTGCGAGACCGTGAGCAGTGTGCTTGATATGATCCCGAAGATCGAAGCGCCGATTCCCGTGAATCCCGTGTCCGCCTCGACGAACTCCATCTCAGCAGACGTCTCGCCCGCCGATTCTTCCAGCTTGTCCTTAACCTTGACCGACCTGCACGCCACCATAACGGCGCCGCGAGTCGGATGAACCAGAATGCCCGGACCGGGAGATTCGCAAGCTGCGAACAGCGCCTGACTATCCCAGACATGACTGTCGTCACGGAAGTAGGCGGTGAGGGCGTAGACCCGGATCTTGCGACCAAGGTCGGCGTACGCAGTATGCTCGCCAAAAGGAAACTCTCCTTCTGCTCCACGCCGGCCTCCTTGGATATCGGCTTCAGTGCAATAGAACGGCACGCCCTTGAACGAGGCGGGGACGACGTCCTTGCCGATGGCGCATGCAGAACGAGACACCTAAACTATCTCCTATTCCGGTTTCGCCACCCCGGTCGGGGCTTTGGCTTCGGTGTTGACATTGACGTTGATGTTGGCCGTCGCCGCCGAGATGGCCGCGGCGGCCGCAGCACCGATACTCGCACCGATGCCCGGCGCAGCACCAGCAAGATAGCTGGCCGCAATCTGCCCGGCATTGCCGATCGCATTGGCGCCAGTCGAGAACGTGGAAGCGAACATGGTGCCGGACGACGACAGATCGGACGACGCCAGCGTGATCGAGTTCGATGTCGCCGTCAGCTGCGGCGCCAGCAAGGATAGTGTCGTTGCCGCCTCCGTTGCCGCAGTCGTCGTCGCTGCCGCTGTCGCCGTCGGCGTCGCAGGCGTAAATCCGGGGATGACCGGCGCGGCACCGGGGATAGTCCCGGTCGGCTCTCCGCCCGGCGTGACCGAAACGGTCGTTATCGGCTTGGCCGTCACACCCGCTGTGACGGCCTTGGTGAATGCACCCGGCTGGAGAATCGGACTGGATCCGGGGATCACACCTTGCGGCTCTTCTCCGGGTTTGATCTTGGTGGTCGGGACCGGCGTCGCCTTGGCGCCAAACCTCGCCCCTTCGTACAGGATCTGACGCCGCTCGATCTCTTCTCGCAACTGCTTGATACGCGCAAGTTCATAGTCGAGCTGCTTCTGAACGCCGGCGCTCAGTGGCTTGCCGCCGGATCGCATTATGATGCCGGCCGCGATTTGTTCCGATTGCTTGAGATCTTTTTGTGCCTTCTTCAGTCGTTCGGTATTCTCCGATCGCTCACGCCGTGTCTGCGCGTTGTCCGGCTGAGATTCAACGAAGTCGTAGGCCAGACCGAGCGCCGTCAACCAGCCAGCCCCTTTGAGGATTTTGCCCGGGTTGGCTATGACATACTTCCCGACGGTGACGGCTGCGACGACCGCCGCATCAGCGACGACACCGGCGTTCTGCACCAGCGCCGTGCCCAAGCGTGAGAAGAACCCCTTGCGCCCCGGACCAGCACCACCCGGGCCCGTCTTGGGCGGCGTCTTGCCTTTGTTTCTTGGATCGTTGGGATCGAGACTGGTAGGGCCGAGACTGGGATCGTTCGCCAGCGTAGCCGCGGCGCTCTTCAGCGCATCGGCTGCTTCGATCAGCGAAATGCCGGCTCCGCCCAGTGACCGGGTGGCATCGTCGCCGGTCGTCATCGCCACCATGCCGGAGGTGTAGCCAATAGCACCGGCCATGCCCGTCGCCTGCATGACCTTTCGGATACCCCAATAGGCAGCGCCGCCGGCAAGAGCAGCTCCGCCCGCCGCGGCCGTGACCTTGCCGAGCGCCACCATGTCACCCTCACCAGCTTTCTTGATGAGGTCCGCATTGTCCCTGAAAAAATCGCCGACGTGTTTGCCGACTGTAGTGATGGCGGGCGCGAACGCCACCACCGCTTGTCCCATCATGCCCTTGAACTGGCCAGTGATTGCGTTGACAGAGGCCTGCACCGACATCTGCGAAGCTTCACGCGCGGCTCCCTGCGTGGCGTCGCGCGTGTAGGCGTCAATGATCTGCTTGTTGATCTCGTCGCCCTTGGTGATCAGGATCTGGGCGAACTGCGCAGCGTTGACGTTGGAGTGCAGCTTGTCGAGCGCACCCTTGACCTTCGCCATATCCTTCGGGTCGCCGGAGTAGATCTCCTTTAACGACAGGCCCATCTGCTGGAGGCCGGGAATGATGACCTGCTTGGAATATTCAAGCGGGTCGGTCATCGCCAATTCTTTACCCTTGACGTTATAACCGGTGATTTTACGTTTCTTTGGCCTACCTTTCTTGGTGTATTCCTGCGGGCCGTAGATCGGCGTCATCATGCCGGCTTCGACGCGCGCCGCCGCTGCCTGCTTGCTGATACCCTGACCCTGCGTCTGCCGCATCCACGACGACAGTGCTGTACCAGCGGTTGCCGGATCCATGTCCTCAGCGACAATCGCGGCCATCAACTGACCGCGTTCGTTGAGCGAGAATTTTGCTCCTTTCTCCCGCTTGAACAGGGTGTGCATGAACCGGCCGGTGGCTTCCTCGCCGACCATGCCGATCATCCGGCGCACGAAGTTGCCTGCCTTCTGCAATCCTTGCGGATCGAAATTACCGGCATCGTCGGTCAGCCAGCCGGCCTGATCCATCGCCTTGAAGTAGCCGGCGACTTTTCCGATAGCCTGTCGCGGGTCCATGCCGGGCGTGCGCTTGGCGATGATATCCGCGATATTGAGTTCTTCTTCGGTGCGCAGCTGCGCTTGATTCATGCGGCGCAGCGACTCTTCGCGCATCTCGATGGCGGTTGCTGCGCGCGTTGCGCCCCACGGCTTGGTTCTGTCTAGTGGTATACGCAGTGCTTCGGCGGCTTCACCTTCACGGACTTGCAGCAGAGCCTCGGCAAAACGCTGTCCAACAAGCCCGCGATTGAATTGCTGCGCCCCCGGAAAGGACGCCAGCGTATTCATAACCCTGTCGATTGCCTTTTCGGCTTCCTTGCGACGTCCTTCATACCCGCCCTTGTCGAGTTGAAGCATGTCCATAGTGGTTCTGGCGACGTCGACGTCTTCGGTGCCTTCCTTGGTGGCACGATACGCACCGCGCACGGCAGCCGCGGCGGTATATCCGCCGACAAAATTCCCCATCGTGAACGGCCGCGCCGCAGCCGTGCGCAGCGCCGCAAGCCGACCATGTGCCTGCTGGATGCCGCCAGTGTTGGCGTGGAGATTGATGCGCTGGGAATTGAGCTTGTGGACTTCGGCGGTGAGCTTGTGGACTTCACCGGTCGCCTTGGAGATGCCAGCGACATCAACCTTCGGTGTCGCCTTGATCGCCTTCAGCTTGTTGAGTTCGGCCGTGAACTTGCGCGCTTCGCCTGTAGCCTTGGTCAGCCCGCTGACGTTGATGTCGATCTTGATGTTCTTCAGCGACTGGGCAGTCGTGAACAACTTCTTCAGCTCCGCGTTGATCTTGCGGAGCTGTGCCGACGATTTGTCGACGACGCTGAGAGTCGCCTGTTCCGTAAACGAGGCCATGGCCTACGCTTTACCTCCGGCGAGCTGGACCCGGTACTTCATCTCTTGGCTATGCACCTTGGTGAATTGATTGATGCGCAGCGTCAGCTGCCCGATGCTGAGCTGTCTCAGGTCGCCGGCCGAAGCAGAATAGTAGCGGTACTGCTCTGCTCGCTCGGCTACTCGCCCGGCGACTCTAGAAAACGCGGCAGGACTTCCCGCGAGATCATGACCCCGTCGGCTATTGTGATCTGGTTGACCGCCCACGACGGCAGCAGCGACAGCGAAGTGCCGAGCGGCTTGGCTACGCTGGCGATCAGCGACACCGTCTGCTGGATCGTGGAGTCGACCGCCAGCACATCCTCAATGTCGCCGTAGGTCGCAGCCTGAAACTCCAGCTCCTTGATGTGACCCTTGCCCTGCCCTAGCGGGATCGGATTGCCAAGCTCGTAAATAATGGCACCGCTGATGCCGTCACCTTCGCGAATAATCCTGCCGCCCGCGCCCTCGCCGTCATCGAGATGCCCTGCGATGAGCCGCGCTGCTGGGATCGGCATCTTGAGCACGTCCACCGTGTTCATCGGCACCACGGTGGCGCCGTTGTAGTAGGTGACCTGACGGACCATGCGCAGTCGACGCATCCGCGCGTCAAACAGCTTCGGCTCGGTCATCTGCTGCGCCGCAGTGATGATGTCGGAAAACGCCGAGAACGATATCGGGCGAATGACAGCGCCGTCGATCACGACACCGTTGAGGTCGAATGAAATTTGCAGCCGCTCGGGCTGGGCCGGCAACTTGGTTACGTTCTCACTCACGAGTTGATCCTTGCTGACGCGCAACACGAGCGGAAGAGGATGTTATCCTGCTTCCGTCTCGGTCGCCTGTCGTCCGTTTGCTACGCCGCTGTTGCGAAGGTCGGCTGAACGACTTGCTCGGTGGATTCGAGCGTGCCCGCGGGCAGCAGCTCGTCGATCTCCTTGAACGAGATCGTGAGCGTCACCTCGTGGGTGTCGGACTTCTCGTCACCTGTTCCAGTGCCCTTCGCGGCGGAGTAGACCAGCCCATTGAAGTACTCGACCTGTAGCGCAACGTCGCTACAGCCCTGATACATCGCGAGCGGAATTCTCAGGTCACGGATGACCTTGATCTCCACCTCCGGGTTGGTCGGCTGCCGCTTCACGTAGCCTTGCGGCAGCGGGTCGTTGTTGTAGGCGCACAGCCGCCACGTCGGGAGATCCTCGCTCGACAGCTTGTGCGAAATCGGCCCGTAAATCGCGCCGGTGTCGCAGTCGAGGAACGTCATGAGGATGTTCTTCACGCCGACCTGATTTTCGCAAGTCATGGGTTAGCTCCTTTCTGTCGTGCGATCAGGTCAGCAGTTGCTGAGCATCGCAGGTTTCGCGTTGATGATGATGGTCGAGATGCGGACCGGCGGGCGGTAGGTGAAGTCGATCCACAACTTGCCCGGGATACCCTGACACTTTGGAGCGACCTCGAAGTCGGTCTTGAGAACGATGTCGTTATCGATGTTCTCGAATTCCGAGAACAGATAGCCGACCTGAGACTTCGCCCACGCGCGGAACTGGCCGAGGATCATGCGCGGGTTGGTGCCACGCACGCCGGCCGGGACCGTCGTGTTCTTGGTGAACAGGCCGAGGCCGACGACCTGACCGAGCGCGATCGCAGCCTGATCGGCAGTCGCCGCCGCGAGGCGCCGGCTGTTGACGTTCCACCACGTCGCGTTGAGGCGACCGTTCTCGTCGTAGCGATTGTTGGTGGAGTCGTTGACGACCATCGGCTGGGTGAGGCCGCCGGTGCCGCCCTGAAGCGGAACGGTGACGACAAAGCCGGTGGCTTGCAGCAGCTGCTGCTCGTCGAACGTGAAGCACTGGAAGCAGGCTTCAGGCTGACGCAGGCAAGCAAGCACGCCGAAGTTCGGCCCCTGCACCGACATCTCCGGGTGGTCGATGGTGACGCAGCAGCTGTGCGCCGCGTACGCCGCCGCCTTCATCCAGCCGACGATCGGGTCGGAGTAGCAATGCGCGATGCGGGAGACCTCGGCCGAGTTGGTGTCGGAAGCGAGGATCTGGCCGAACGTGCCGTAGTTGTAGGTGTAGCCGTGGCCGAAGCACTGCGGCTTGTCGCACGACCACGCGCTGGCAATGTACGCGATCATCGCATCCTGCCAGTCGTCGTTGGCGTACAGCATGCCGATGCAGCAGTAGCAGCACTCACCAAGGATGGCGTCGTAGTTCGGCACCGCGAAAGCGATGGTGGTGCCTTGCGCCGTCTGCGCGAACGCCATCTCGACACCAGCCGGAGCGTAGTCGCGGCGCTCATGCCAGTTGTAGATGACGTTCATGGCGTTGCCGACGGTGCCCTTGTTCTTCGCCGTCAATGTGATGACGCCGGCAGCTGCCACGGCATCGTAGGGCAGGCCCGGCTCGGCATTGAGCGCCGTCGCCACGTTGGTCGCAATCTCGTCCGCCGTGTCGCCCTCATGCACGCGCGTCGAGGTGTTGTAGCGCCCGTCGACCATGAACAGGTCGACACGACCATCGCTCATCGCCGGCCCGGTGAAGGTCAGCGTGTAGGCCGCAGCCTGATCAGCGCCGACATCGGCGTCCTTCCACGGCAGAGCAAAGAACTCCATCGCGTTGTTGGGGCAGCACAGAAACGCCGTCTTGAGGCCTTCGGCGATGATGCTGCCTTCGCCGAACAGAACGTCGACGTCGCGCAGCGACGGGATCTTGATCAGCTCTCCACTGACCGCAGTGCCGGTTTCGAGCATCTGACCTTCGATCAGGATGCGGCACTTGCTCTTGTAGGCGTTGAGGGAAGGGTCGAAGCAGATGCGGATCGCGCCGGACCGCAGGCTGTCGATTGACATGGGGTCGCTCCTTTTCGCCGGGTCGGCGTGTTTGAGGTTTAGTTGTCTTTCTTGGCGTAGCTGGGTGCGGCATGCGCCGCGACGATCTTGGCCTTGGTCTTCTCCTTCTTGCCGCCCTGCTCTTCGAGATCCTCCCAGTGATCAATCAGGCGACGAGTGTACGAATTCTCGGTCACCGGAACGAACTTGTCCTCCGGGATGATCTTGCCTTCGAAGAATGCCCGGCGACCGGGCTTCGTTTTTACGTAGATGACGGGCATGGGCGCCCTCCTGTTCGTCGGGGTTGAGAAGCGAGAAGTCACTGGCATGGGTCGACTGGCTCCGGGCACGGATCCGGCACGCAGCCCGGATCCGTGCACAGGTTGAAGCCGATGGTGAACGGTTCGCCGAATTCCTTTTTGTTCGGACACCAGCGGAACGTCGCCATGAACGTGAACGTCAGCGTCACGGCCAGTGGCTCGGCTTCAATCGTCAGGCCACGATAAGCAAGCCGCTCGCCGCCCGGCGTCTCCCAACGCACCATGTTGGACAGCAGCGTATCGCGAATGGCCTCGTAATCGTAGTAGCTCCAGAACGGCGTCTCGGTGCCGTTGGCCTTCTTGTAGCGCGCCGGCTCCAGCCAGAAGTCGACGATGAAGGTGTCAACGACTTCGAACATCTCGGCATTGCTGTGCGACGGCGGGTTCGCGGTCGAGCGAATGAACGCCACCATCGCCAGCGGCAGCGTCGGCACGTTCTCCTTGGTGATCGACACCTCGGAGACCGCGAGCGCGCGGCCATTCAATTCAGGAAACCACAGCGCGATCTGTTCGGCGAGCGCCGGCAAGAAACGTTGCTTGGCCGGTGCTACGACCGCATCCATGATCAAGCGTCGTCTTTTTTCGGCTCGTCGTCGTTGTCAGCGAGCGCAGCAGTCGCTTCGTCGACCGTCACCTGAAACTTCGAACTCAGCTGCTTGGCGATCTGCTCCTTGCTGAACCCCTGACCAGCGAGTGCCTTACCTGCGCTGGCGATCTGCTCCTTCTGCGTTGGCGCCGTGCCTTCTTCCTTCGTGGCTTCGTTGCTCTCGTCAGACATTGCCGTTTCCTCTGGTTAACCTTTTGTCCACTCGACCCAGCGCCCTAGCCGGCCCGCTCTCATGCCCTCTTGCAGCGCGTTGTCGCTCATCTTGCGCCGCGCCATCTTGCTGGTGCCATGCCGCAGGAAACCTGAGTACGGCATGTCGGTGCCGATGGTCACAGTAGCGTGAAACGAGCCGCCGCCGCCAACCTCGTAATTGATCGAGCCCCTCAGATTCCCGGTCCGGCTGTTCGGCCACGCCCCCGGAGCAGACGGTCCCGGATATTTGCCCATGCCACCGCGAAACGCTTCGACACCCGCCTTGCCGATCGAGTGCAGCCAACCTTCGATCGCCCCCGGCTTCTGGCGAGCACGGAAGCGACCCCACGGCGAGAACTCGATTTCGAATCCAGCCATCAGTTAAACACGACCACTATGATGATGCAGACAGCAGCAAGAACGAGACCGGCGATGACCGCCTGTCGGGTGCTCATAGCGTAACCGGCGATTGCTGCGGCGTGAGACTGTTCTGCGGCGGGATCGCGTAGTCCGACTTCTCGACCAAGCGCGCCACCAGAACAGTGAACCCCTTGACCTCGGAATAGCCGAGGATCTTGTACCAGCGCGGCTGCGACTTGCGCGGCTCCTCGTAAACGTAGGCGGTGTCGCTGAACTCGACCAAACCATCGCGCACCGTGATGGCGTGCGTCGCCTTGGTGACCGGGTCCATGATCGCGTAGCCGAGCTGACCGGTGAACATCGGCAAACCGTAGTGCGACTTGATCCGCGCCCAAGCCCAGACCACACCAGTCCTGCGCAGCTCCATGGTCGAGGAGTTGACCACGACATCCTTCTGCGAGCACAGCGCCACACGGTGGACCAGCTCGTGAATTTTTGGACTGCCGGGATCCTTCATCAGAACGCCTCCGGGTCGACGACCCGCCACGTTTCCAACGCCCCGGAGATCATCGCGATGTTGTTGGAGCCCTGCAAGCCGGCGAGGCCGGCGCGGGTCTCCACCCGATTGCGCTGGGTGAGCAGCTCGTCACCCGGATGCTCGATGCACCACGTAATGAACTGCAACATTCCAAGAATGACCGACGGCGGCACGTCGGCGGCCGACTTGTAGCCGGCCCGATACGACAGCAGCATGCCGCCATTGTACATCCACGGCTTCGCGCACGGATCGCAGCAGTTGGTCAGGTCGATGATGTCCTTGCGGATCGGGATCTTGACCCTGCGCGTGCCGGGCGGCACTCGGATGGTAGCGTTGTCGACGATGTGCGTGCCGCCGTAGAGGTACACGTAACCGTCGGCGACCGGGTATTGCAGCACATGGGTGTAGAACGGCTTGCCCGGCCGGCTTCGCGCCGGTCCTTCCGCCGCCTCCTCCACCGTCTTCTGGCGGCTCAGCAGCAGCCCGGTGTAGTGCTCGGCCGACTCCATCGCCGCCGATCGATAGAGCCGCAGCTGCTCGTCCATCACCGACTGCACGTCGTCGATCTTGGCGTGCGAGCGCATGAACTCGATGCCCAGTCGGGCTTCCCAGTCGAGCGCCGTCTCCTCGCCGATCGGAAACGGCGGTTCGTTGAGCGGTCGATTGGGAATCGTGCCTAGCATTTGACGATGCCGATATCGAAACAGTCGGAGCGCGTGAAGCAGGTACAGGCACAGTCCATCGCGGTCTGCAAAACCGTAAGCCGCCAGACCTCGCACTCGTTGGCTGCCGGCGTGACGATCACCGGGAAGCTGACGTTGAAGTATCGGCTGTCGACGGTCGCCGGGCCGACGCTGACGTGCGGCGTCGCCGCCATGGTGGCGGGGTCGATGCCGACCGCGATCATCACCTCGAAGACGACGTCGTTGAATCCGTCGGAGGCGCTGACGTAGAACCGCTCCTGACCCGAAAAGCCGTTCACCGGCAGGTACGAGAACGTGCCGTCGGGCTTGAGATCGAGCTTGCCGTTCTTCGGCCCGTACAGCGCCAGCAGCTTGAACGTCAGCGCGACCGCTTCCGGGTCGGTAATCATGGCAGTGAGGGTGTTTTCGAGCAGCGCGTTGACCGGCGTCGAGAACTTGATCTCGGCGGTCGCCTGCGGCGGCATATTGCTGCCGACCGGCACCGGACAGGTGTCCATCAGCTCAAGCTGGAACTGAGGCGTGCAGTGCAGCTGGCCGATCGGCACCGCCCACGACGCGTAGCCGACCGAGACCTTGGTGACCGTGCCGGGCTTGAGGTTGAGTTTCTGGCAGCAGCATTTCTGACAGGTGGCGTCAACCGCGGTGTAGTCCTCGACCGTGAAATGCATCATGGCGGCGCTCCACTAAGATGAAACCCGGAGATCGCGGGCGGACCTCCGGGCGGTTAGTCAATCGGCGATCAAGGAGCCGCCGGCGGACACTGGAAGCAAGGCGGGGGTGCCAGCGGTACGGCCGTGTTCGGCGCGCAGGCGCTGGAGCATCTCACGACGATCATGACGACTCTCCTCTTTTGTGGGCCTTGGCCCGGGACGATTCAACGTTCGGCTCGGACTTCTGTGCCGGCGCAGTGTACTCCTCGATCTCGGCTTCCGTCATCAGTCGCGCGTAGTTGCGCGTCATCAAAAACCCTGCCGTGTCGGACGGCAGCACGGCGAACATCGTGCCCTTGTCCCACTCGACCCGAGTCGGCTGGGCGAAATAGTTGGTGACGTAATCGAACCACTGGGTGTCGTGACCTTGGCCGCTGACAACCAGCATCACGACGTGAGTTTCGGTGTCTGCCACGCTGCACACTTTCGCTGGAACCAACCGACCCAACCGAGCGTCGGGTTAACCTTGCGCGTCATTTTGATCTTCGCCTTCGGATCATCCAAGGCGTCGACCTCCTGCATGACGCAAACGAAGCCGTCGATGTCGGCAACGAACGACAGCGATCGCGCTGCTTCCGGGCCGACAATGCGAAGGCTCAACGGAGTCATGAATGTTGGCCGCCCGTTGACGACGAGCGCGTCGGCAACGTGAGGCACGTAGGGGCTGAACTCCGCGCCGTTCTCGGATGCGAACACGAACAGCCGACCAAGCTTGCCAGACGCAGGGAGACGACCGCGGATGACGACCTCGTCACCCGGGCCGACTCGCAACTTGCGTCCGACCTGAACCCGCATGGTCAGGTCCGCGGCCCGGAGAGCGTGATCACCACCTCGATCTTGCCGGTATCACCGCTTGCCGGCTCCACCTGAATGAAAGCGTCCGGCTTGCACGGCAGCGTCGCCGTACAGACCGAGCCCGCCAACGTGCCGGCCGGAATGGTGACGAAGGTATCACCCGCCGGCACCGCACCCCACGACGCCGCGCAGGTCAGCACTTCCTGAACCTTGTACTGGGGCAGCAGCGGAACGCATGGATTCGCTGGATCAGCCGGCGCAGCAGCGAACTCGAAGACCGCATCAACCAAGATGTCCGCCTTCACGTTGAACGTGAAGGAAAAACCGACGTGGTGGCGCAGGTCGACAGGGGGAGCAGGATTGGTCGCGACAGCCGACCACGCGACGATGCCTTGATGCTGGTTGGCGGTATTGAACATGCCCATGGCGTCTTCCTTTGATGGAGCAGGCCGCAGCTGCCCTCTCGGGCAGCTGCGTTGATGCTTCCCGGTTAGCGGGGGCCGCCGAGAACCACCACGACATCGACGCCGGCGCCGCTGACCGGCAGCACCTTGATGAAGGCGCCGGGACGACACGGCAGCGTAGCCGTGCAGATCGCACCGGCCGGCGTGCCGGACGGGATGACGATGTGCGAGTTGGGCGCCGGGACCGCACCATTGCTGCACAACGGCACCTCCGGCACGTCGGCAAACGCACCCGGCAGACACGGGTCGGCGTCGCTCGCCGGCGCGGCCTGCACGTTGAACACCGCATCGGCTGCGAGATCCGCCGTGGCGTGGAACGTGAAGCCGAAGTTGACGTGATGCCGGATGTCGATCGGCGGGCTGGCCGCAGCCGCCGCAGAGAAAGCCAGAAGCCCGTTGTTCTGGCTGGCAACGTTGATATTCATGACCTTTTCCTCTCGTTAATCTGGTTCAGTGAACGAGCGGTCCAATCAAGGACCGACCGTGAGGATGCTGGCCGCCGGGCAGCAGGCCACGAAGCCGCCGTCCTCACCACCGAACGAATAGGCGACGCACCACGCCGTCGACTTGCCTTCCCACTGCTCGATCCACAGCGGACGCTTGTTGACGACGTAATAGGCCTGCTTCCACGCACCGGTCGCAGCGATGAACTCGCCGGTGATAAACGGCTTGTCGGCGCCGTTCAACGTCAGACCGTGCGTCGGGTCGGGCAGGCAGTTGGAGATGCGGATGCGCTCGCGCACGTCCGTCGGCGAGTAGGTGAGCAGGCCGTCACCATACAGGAAGCGCCCGTTGCCGTCGGTCTGCGACGTCAGGAACGCGAACGTGTTCTGGTGCATCACCGTGGTCAGCTCGCCGTATTCCAGCGGCACGCCGCCGTGGAACAGCCGGAAGTCGACATGGGTGAAGCTGGACGCCGGCGTGCTGCGCTTGGTGAAGCAGTTCGCCTGCAACCAGCCGAGCGGCTCGTTGACGCCGTCGCCGACCATGGTCGCGCGATTGCGGTTGATGCGGTAGGACCGCGCCGCTGCCTGATACATGAAGGCGAGCAGGTCGTAGTTGGCCTCGGCGAGCGTCTTGCGCTGGAAGCAGAACACGCCGCGGAAATCCGACACGTTGCCGGACTTGAAGGTGATGTTGCCTTCCGGTCCGTATTCGGCGTCGCACTTCGCATCGCAGTCGTACTGGCCGATCGCGCCGTAGTCCATGATCTGCGGATACATGAACGTCGACTTGCCGACGGTGACGCTGTTGTAGAGATCGAGCAGCTCGGCGCACTCGACGATGCAGTTGATCTCGATGCCGAGCATCTCGGGAGAGAACATCGCGCTGTCGAGACTGGAAGCTTCGAACGCCTTGGTCTCGTCCGCGGTGAGCGTGCGAACGATCTTCTGCTTCGACTCGATGCCGACCTGCATCATCTTGCGCACCGCCGAGCGGTAGTGCTTGGCGTCGACGAGGTTGTCGAGGTCCGGCTTGAAGTCCCACTCGCAACCGCCCTTGAACAGGAAGGCGCGGCGCTGAAGCTCGACAGCCGCGGCGCGGTCCGAGTCCTCCAGATCCTTGCCGCCCTTGAGCAGCGGAGCGTCCAGCTCCTTCTTCACCTGATCGAGCGCCTGCTGAAGCATCTGCTGCTTCGTGATCATCTCGGCGTAGTCGGTGGCGTGCTTCTGCACCGTCGTCTTCAGCTCCTCGGACGTCGCCTTGACGCCGCCGAAGTGGTTGTTCAGCTCGGTGTACTGCGCCTCCGCGTCCTTCTTGGATTTCTCCAAGGCAGCGACGATCGCGGCCATTTCGTCGAGCAGCGGCTTGAGCAGCGCCTCTGCGGTCTTGGTGTCGGCGGGCGCTTCCTTGGTGAGGAACGCACCTTTGTACACGCTCGACTTGAGCGCGTTGAGCTTGGCCTTGTTCATTGGTTTAACCCTTGGTTACGATGGAAGTTGCGCCCGCGCCTTGGCGATCAGATCCGCCATCGGCCTGAGCATGGAGACATCCAGCAAGGGATGCGTCGGGGCCTTATCCACCAGCAAGGGTAGCTTCGGCTGCAACAGGTGCACATTCTGTTTCGCCCAAAGGGCAAACTTGTGCGCCTGATTACGGGTGCGGATCGCGCCATCCAGCGTGTCGGCGAGAATGGCGCGCTCGAATTCGGCCATGGTGTCCAGCTCCTGCGGCCCAATGCCGTTGCCGGTGCCCACCTTGACGAAAGTCATCTTGGCGTCCTTCAGCGATGGGAAAGTCACGATCGACACTTCCATCAGGTCGCCCTTCTGCACGATCAGCCATGGATCGTCCTCGTCTTCCATGACGTCGTTGAATTCGAATTCCAGCAGCGTGAAGCCGACAGAAAAATTGAGCCCGCCATTGTGCTTGAGCGTGGTGTGCAGATCCTTGGCGTGCGGGACGTCGAGATTCATCTGCCCTTCGAGCATCAGCTTCTCGTTGACCGTCTCCAGCTTCTTGATCTGGCCGACGACCTTGCTCCAGTCGTGACCGGCGAGCAGCTGCACGCCGCCGGGACCGGCGAGACCCTTTTCCTTGATGCTGTCGTCGAAGGCCTTGGCCATGACCTTGTGACCGTGGCGATCGGTCGAGGGAGTCGACGCAATGCCGGCGATGAAGCCCTCGGGAGCTGAATCGATCCCGGTCTTGACCGCCGAAAAAGGAATGTTGCACTGGATCTTGTCGCCGATCTGCCACTGCGCTTTCATTGCAATGCTCTCCCACCGTTGTCGGCCGGCTCACGCTCGTGATCGCCACCGTCGCGTCCGTTGGCGGCCGCGGCCGGCGGCTTGATTTCTGGAAGCTTGTCCTCGCCCGCCATCTTCTCGAAGCCGAGCACGTCACGCTTCTCGTTGTTCGACAGGAAGGTGACTGCGGACAGCGTCTTGCCGAGATTGGCGCGGCCTTCCCACAAAGCCGGCACCTTGTCGAGATCGAACGCAACCCGCGCACCGGGCGGACAGATCGCCTGCGTCATGCCGGCGGCGATCGGCACGAGATAGCAGGGCACCACGGTGTCCTGCCAGAAGCTGAGACGACTCTCGACATAGTTGCTGGCGTATTTGGCGGCGTCGGCGGAGCCGAGTCCCAACAGAGCGACGGGCACACCAAACACGCCAGCGATCTGCCGCGTCATGTCGTCAAGCGGCAGTTTCGAGTGAATGTCCGACAGCTTGTTGTCGAGCGTGTGGACCTTCACATCGGTGTTGTAGAGGAACAGCACCTCGCCGGAATGCTCGCCGCCCGCGGCGCTCTCCTCCAGATGCTTGAGCAGCGCCGCCTTCTGCTGCTTGGTGATGGTCTTCTCGGCGGTGATCACATACTTGACGTTCGGATGGCCACTAGCCGTGTCGAGCGCGCGCTGCATCAGCGCGTCGATGATCATGAGCGGAACACTGAGGCTCTCGATCGCTGCCGGCGCCTTGTTGTACTCGACCAGCCCGGTGAGTGAGGGGAACGCGATCTCGGCCGCATAGGACACGCCGGTCGCGCCGCCGCGCTCGGCGGTGCGGCGGCTCGGCAGCGTGGTCTTGTTCTCGCCCATGCCGTACTCGTACTTGTCCACGATGCCGCGGCTGTTGAGAACTCCCTTCACATGCTTGGCGGCCAGTGGATAAATCCCGTTCGGCGTGCCGTTGGTGCCGACGCCAACCTTGAAGTGGCTGCGCGCGTAGAGCATCAAATTGAGCGCGATCCAGTACTGGAGCTGCTGCGCCGTGTAGGTGTCGTTGGGCGATTTAAGCAGGTCGTTCAGCGCCTTGAGCTTGGACGCGCCGAGCCGCTCCGAGACGTTGACCTCGGGATCCTCCTCGCAATACCACGGCACCGACTGGACGCTCGAAGCGATGAAATTGGTGATTCTGTATAACTGCGGGGATTTCCGCTGTGCAACATCGGCGGTCGCGATCGCCTGATTGGACAGGAAGCGGACCGGCTGGCCGCCCATGATGTAGATCGGGCTGGCCGGCTCGTCGGTCTCGACGCGGTCCGGCTTTCTCTTGGTGAGCCAATCGACGATACGCATCAGTGCATGTGCTTCTGCTCGACCGCGTGGATCGGCTGCTGACTCATCTGGTTGTCGAGCATGGCCGCGAGCGCGGCCATCGCACGATAGAGATCGACGATCGTGTCCGGTCCGGCGTGCTTGGGGTGCGCGCAATAGTGATCGGCCGCCTTGTTGCAGGCGACCGCGAGCCGCTGGAGGTCGGTCGTCATACCTGTCGTCGCACCACCGCGCTGCGCCGCTGCGCCAGTGCCGCAGCCTGCACCACTTTCGGCGTTGCCATCGCCGGCGCGTGATTCTGCCGGGGCTGAGTCACCACACGCGCGAGCGGCGCGTGCTGACTTCCGGTTCGCCCGCCGGTTACGGGCCTTGCGTACGATCTGCCGCCACATCCACATCCCACGATCCGCTCCTACCATAGTTTCAAGGAAAGCACGCCGCCATCGTCGTCTTCCATCGCCTCGAAGTCCATCGCGGCGTCCTCGGTGGCGTAGCGCGTGGCGTCCCAACCGTGATTGAAGGCGTCGACCGGCGTGGACAGTGCTTGGTTGGTCAGCCGGTCGGTCATCCAGCTGTAGAGGTGCGCCTCCTCCTGCATCTTCTCGCAGTTCGGATCGATGACGATCTCGAAGCCCTGAAGAAACAGGATGCCGCTTTTGACAGACCCCGGGCCCTTCTTGGCCGGCATCGCGTTGATGCCGCGGCTCTGGAGAAACTCGATCGTGCCGGGCTGGCTGGAATCACACTTGACCGCGTCGCCGTCTTCTCTCGTGACCTGCCGCACCATGTGCGGCAGCTGGTCCATCGTCACACGGCCGGACGACTCGTTGGCGATGTAGATCTGCCTCTCCGCGTGCAGCACGAACACCTTCACCACAAAGGAAGGATCGCTGCCAAAGCCAAAATCCATGCCGTACAGAGGAGGAGTATTAGCAGGAACGTTGGGCCGCCCGACTCGGACGTTAGTAAATACCTTGGTTTCGTAGGATACGTCATACTCGCCTTCCCACACATGCAGATAGCGCGCGTAGTTGCCGTCCTTGAGCACCTGCATCTCACCCGGCATTTCGGTGTGCTCGAAGAACGGATTGTCGCGCCAGCTCACCTTGGTGACGATCGAGCGCGGCGGCGGCGTTCCTTTTCTGAAGTAGGCGTCGACCGGGTCGGTGGCCTTGTCGGGATTCCACGTCCAGATCAGCTCGGAGCCTGCGGCGCGCACGGTCGGCAGCAGGATCTCCATGCTCTTGGAGTTGGTCGTCTTGGCTTCCTCGACCCAGACGATGTCGGCGCCTTCAAGCGAGCGGATGCTCTCCACGTTGCGCTCAAGGCCGACGAAGATGAACTGGCTCTGCGTGCCGTTGTGCACGATGTAGCGATCGGTGATGGTGAACTGGTTCGACATGCCGAGAGCGCGGATGCGTTTCTCGACCAGCTCCTTGGACGAATCGCGAATGGAATTCTGAAACTGGCGCGCGCAGACGATGCGCTTGCGGGACTGGCCTGCCTTGATCGGCAGGTAGGTGGCGACGCTCCAGCTTTTTGCCGATCCCCTGCCGCCGTGGATCGCCTTGTGGCGGATGTCCTCGGCGAACAGCGTGTCGATGAACTTCTGGCCGAGCTTGGCCTCGGCTGCGGCTTTTCTGGCCGCACTGGTAGAAGCGGAATCGGTTTTCGGTGTTGCGTACTTCAAGTTCGGATCGGGCTGGCGCGGCGTCAGCTGCTTCTTGCGCGGCTTCATCCCCTGAGCGCGAGGTACAGGAGCAGGAGAATTAGCAGCCATAGCGGCACACTGAGAGCGATGCCGATGGTGATACCGCGAAAAAACGCGCAGCAGGGACAGGACGTCCAGACGTAAGCGGCGACACGAGAGGTCCAGTGCTCTTCGTTCTGACACCATGTCGGTACGAACGTGACCGACGCCCACGCCAGTGCATTCGACAATCCATTGTCTTCCCAGTCGGCGATCTCGCCATCGTGATCGGTGTCGGCCGAGGGATCGGTCGGCCGATAGCGGAACGGGCTGATCATCGGTGATCGATGACCAGATTTTCTCTGGTCGCGGTCTCCTTCGGCAGGAAGGTGCCGGACGGGATGCCGATGATGTTGACCGTCTCGACGTAGACCGGCCGGCCGTCGATGTCGTTGCCTGCCGCCGCCGCCGCCGCGGCCCGGTTGATGCCGTAGCCGCGCGCGGCGTGCACGGTCGAGAGATAGTAGAGCAGGCAACGCACGTCGCCTTGGTCGATCAGCTGGAACAGCTTCTTCTCGGCCTTGTCGCCCATCGCTTCACGAGCTTGGACCAAGGCCTCGGCACACTCGTCGTGCTTCTCGATGTAGTGCTTCAGCGTGGTGCGCGGAATTTTCAGCGATCGGCAGATTTGGGTCAGGAGCCCGCGCTCCTTGAGAATCATCTGGGTGACCATGGCCGGGTTGATGCGGTGACGCTTTTCCAGCTTGGCCAGATTCCGTTCTTGGATCTGCTCGCGCGTCAGCGGCGGCGGTGGGGCCTTCTTGACGCGCTTGTACTTGATCTTCGGTCGGTCTGGATTCTTCGGCATGTCCTCGACTCGGTCTGGGCGAAGCCCATCCGGTGTGCCTTCCTGACAATCCTCCGAGGACACCCGGTCGACCCGGAAACTGGACTGGCAGAGATTGCCGGGCAACCTACTCGCGATTTTGTCGCTCCGTCAAGTTGTTGGGGGTCCGCGATATCAGAACGCTAGACGTGGTGGACGATTTTATCGGCGCGCACGGTGGCGCGCGAGCCGCCGAACAGCGGCATCAGCAGCTCGACCATGCCGTCGCTCGCGGTGTCCGACATCACGAAGCGCACGGTCGCGAGCACGCCGTAGGCGAGCGTGACGGTGTCGCCCTTGTGCAGGATCTCGTTGAACTGGCCAGTGGTCTCGGCCTCGCGAACCGCGTCGATGACCTTGGCCGGCGCACGCCAGATACGGCCGTCGTCGTCGGCGAGGATGTGGCGATGCCGGCATATGCCGCGGGCAAAACGAACCGCCGGGTCGCGTGCGGTGTTGATCGGGATCAGCAGGTAGCGCGGGAACAGCGGGTAGGCGCGTGCGACGAAGGCGCCAGCCCGGGTGGCGTGGCGCCTGTTGATCTGCGGCATGTACGGGTCGAGCCCGAAGCGGCGCAATTCTGTGTGGGCGGTGTATTCGGCGGCAGGCTCGGTCAGGATCGCCGCCCAATCCGATCGGGCCATGATTCGCCTCCGCGTGAGGTCATAGACTCGGAGGGCGCCGGTGTCGAGTACCCTTTGGTGTCAACGGCTTGGCATAACGGCGTAGCTTGTCCTGCCCAAGGTTCAGTGACGTGGTCAGCCGCAGCAGCCGGGCGAGCGGGCCGGGGACGTCGAGCTTGCCGTAGTGATATCGCTGGCAGGTCCGGGCGGAGAGACCGAACAGCTCCGCCGCCGTGATGGCATTGGTGATACCAAGCTCGCGGCAGAGCTGCTGGAATTCGGTCTGGCTCATCGGATAGGGATCCGGGATCGGAGCCTGCGGGGCGGTGGCCCAGCTGACGGTGACCTTGCGCGATATCCGAATGGCGCCGGGCATGATATCATACTCCTGTGGTGGACAGATTGTCATAAGATAGCGCGGGCCCTGCAAGCTTGTCGATAAGGCGATG